ATACGTCAAGTAACCGAAAAATTCAATTTTTAAGACATCACGACTGGACAAAACAAATCGGTGTATTTACTAAACTCGAAGAAGATGAAAGCGGTTTATTTGCAGTAGGTCGTTTAGGAACATCGACATTAGGCGAGGACGCTTTTAGAGATTATCAGGAAGGAATTATTCGTGAACACTCAATAGGTTTTCAGTACATATCAGGTAAAAATAAATATGTAAAAGATGAAACAGTAATTGGGGGTGGATATAATCTTATAAGTGAAGTTAAATTATTCGAAGGTAGCGCAGTTACTTTTGGAAGTAATGAGTTTACCAACGTTGTTGATGTCATGAAAGCTAAAAACAGCGTAAATATATTGGATGAAATTTCTTGTGAATTAGGTCAAGTAATCAAAGCACTTGCAAATGGCAAAGGTTCGGATGAAAGACTTTATGAACTTGAAATGAGAGCAAAATACCTTAGTTCTCGTTTACTATTACTGGCAAAGTATGAGCCATTAGACATTAATACTCAAAACGAAGCACAGCCAATACAGGAGGAACGTAAGGAATTTGACTGGAAAAATGTTATTAATACTATTGAAACTAAACAAAGAACTAAAGGAAATTTAAACTCTTAATAATTTAAAATATGGCACTTATACAAGTAAATCAATATGGAGAAAAAAGAGTCTCCATTACGAAGGAACAAAAGGAAAAATCACAGGATGACGATTTTTTTGGTTATATATTTATTGAACTTGGAACGGCAATCGTTAATCCAAGTTATGTAATAAAAGCAATTGAATGGATATCCGCAGATGGTATAAAATTTTATGAAATAGTTTTAACAGATAAAAGCAGATTTTTTACAGACTTGGAAGGTCAAAAATTATTAGGAGCATAATTATTAATTAACTAAATTTTAAAAACGTGGAAAATTCAAATTTAACACCTGAACAAGTCATTGAAAAATTAGATGGCATGTTCACAGAAAAAATGGCAAACGTTCCTACAAAGGACGATGTTGTCAACTTAACCGAAGAGGTTAATACATTGAAAGAAGTAGCGGAAAAAAGCGCAGAAATCGAAAAGGCAATTGCAAAATTCGAAGGTCGTTTAGAAGCTATGAGCGAAAAAGCAGTAACTCCAAAAGTTGCTAAGAAGTCAGTACGTAAAGCAATTGGCGATACTTTTGAAGAAAATTTTGAAGGTATTAAAGAAGCTATTGCAAAAGGTGGAAAACTTAACTTAGAAGTTAAAGACACAACTATTGCCAGCGCATATACTGGTGACTTTAATTTAACTGATTATGACGCAGAAATTGACAGAGTGGCACGACCAATGCCAACTATTATGTCAATCTCTAATGTTGGTGTAACTACTTCCAAGTACGTTACCTACGTATCACAATCGAATCCAACAGAAATTAGAGGCGTTGGTGAAGCTCTTGCAAAATTTGAGGCAAGTCCAGCATGGGAAGAAGTATCGGAAGAAGTGAAAAAATACGCTGGTTACGTAAAAGTTTCTAAAGAAATGATTGAGGATTTATCATTTGTACGAAGTGAAATTAACAGCGACCTAATGATTGAATTGGCTCAAACATTGGACAACGCTTTAATTAACGGAACTGGTGTAGGTACTCAAATTACTGGTATCTTGAATCAAGGTATATCAACTTTTGCGGCTGGTACTTTTGCTGGTACTGTTCCAAGCGCTAATATCTCCGATGTTATTCGAGTGGCAAAAGCACAAATACAACAAGCTAATTACAATCCTACACACGTTTTGTTGAATCCAGCAGACGCGGCAAAAATTCATTTGACTAAATCGTCAACAGGTGAATATACTTATCCTATGTTTGTTCCAGCAGATGGACAAATGAAAGTAGCCGAATTGACTGTAATTGTTTCAAATAATATCGCGGCTAATACATACGTGGTTGGTGATTTCTCAAAATTCAATATCCGTATGCGTAATGACATGAACTTACAAGTTGGTCTTGACCAAGACGACTTTACAAGAAACATGATTACCATATTGGCAGAATCACGTTTGGTTGCTTACGTTAAAACCAACGCCAAAGAGGCATTTGTTACTGGTACTTTAACCACTGACATAGCGGCTTTAACACCAGCACCATAATCTTAAATTAATTTAATCTAAAATGGCAGAAAAAAAACCACGTAAAAGGAAGAGTTTAAAAGTAGATTTGGAAAACAAAGTTGAAGAAACTATCATTGAAACAACGAAAGTTGAGGAGGTGCAAAAGGAAAAGAAACCTGAATTACCTAAACTTGACCCTAAAAAAATGTATGAGTTTATTTCTAATGGAAAATACCCAACATTAACAAAAGGGAAAGTTTGGCAAGTCACAGGAGAGATTGCTTTAATCTTCATTCAAAGAGGTTACGGAGAATTAAAAAAGTAAATAAATGATAACAATACCCGAAGACTATACTGGTAAATTTGAACTAAGCAAAGGAATGTTTAGTTTTAGTAAACTTCAAACATATATTGATAGGTATGAAGCGCGGTATTTACGTGAATTATTAGGAGTTGAACTTTATAATGAGTTTGAATCGGATTTAATTGATGGAATACCACAATCACCTAACTTTATTAAGATTTTTACAGAGTTTGCCGAAGATGTCGGAAGCTTTTATTATACGTATAACAGATACTATCAATTTAATGATATAATTGACAGCGCTGGAATTTACGATATGCTTCAAGGGTTTATTTATTTTGAGTATTCCAAAGACTTAAAAAATCAAATGACACCTTACGGAAATGTTAAACAAAACGCTGAAAATTCCGAAGTAGTTAATACGCTGTTTAGTACGATGTATAACCGATATAATGAGTCAATTAAAAGTTTTGACAGTATTCAACAATATATTCTTTTGAATCAAAATACACCAACTGGGCAAATTGTGACAATGGATATTTTAAATGGTGGACAAGGTTACGTAAGTGGCACGAATCTTACCTTAAATTATGCAACTCAATTGGTCACTGATGGTGCTATTCAATCATTAGAGAATATAACTGGAGCTGGAACTGGTTATGATTTAGTAGGCGAAACAAACGTTCCACTTTTAGGTGGAAGCGGTGTTGGTGCTACTATTGACTATATTGGTGATGGTGCTGGGAGCATATTATCATGGACTATTAATCAAGCTGGAACTGGTTATCTTTTAGGTGAACAGTTAACGGTTGATTCAGGTAATCTTGACTTCTTTTTGAATATAGACGCTTTAGTATATTATTCAGAGTATATAAGTGAAGTTACTGGAAGTGGTGCTACGGCTGACGTTGAGGTAACAGATGGTGTAATTACCGACTTCCTACTATCAGGACCAGGTGAAGGCTTCTCGGATGGTGAATATACAGCAACTGGTGGAACTGGAACTGGAGCGGTGTTTGCTGTTACTGTTGACCCATTAGACCCTTTAGGTCAAGTATTGACTATTGATTTAGTTGATGGTGGAAGCGGTTATAGTGAGCCAGACCAAATTTTCATACAAGGAACGTCATTACCTTTAGAGTTAAAAGTGACTTTCACAGACAGCGGAATTATTAATTCAGTTATAGTAAATGAAGGTGGTAAAGACTATAAAGTTGGAGACGTTTTAACGATTGATGGTGGTGATGGTCAAGCACAGTTTGAGGTAACATACATAGGTAAAGGTGATTTTAAAACTTTTAAGGGTAAAAGAAAATTAACAGCTTATTGGTTATGATTAAAGACATTTCCAGACATATAGGAGACTTGGTATTAAGCATAGATAATACATTAATCGGAACTTACGAAGAAATATCGGAGGTAACAAATATGTGCAAAACCAAGTATTCAAGAGTTGGGAAATATGTTACAGATGAATTAAACAATGAGTATTTAATAACAGAAATTGATACGGACACTTATATAAAAGCTGGAACAGCCGATGGCACTTTGTCTTTAGCTGTTCCATATTATATCAATGGTACTAAGATAGCAACTAACAGGGAGTGGACTATTGCGGATGAAAATTTGTTTAATAAGACTCCAATTGTTTGGTTGCTTCATGATTTACGTTATTTTAAATATGGAAAAGAAAGTGTTTTTGATTGGGAAAGTGATGTTCGGATATTTTTTTTAGATGAAACTGACATTACCAATTATTACACAAAAGACCATATTATTAACGTAGTTGAGCCAATGACCGAACTTGCGTTGTTATTTATTGAAGCTGTTAATAAAAACAGAAAATATCTAACTATTGAACAGTACGAAATGATAAATTTTACACGTTTCGGAACAGAACAGGAAAATGGATATTTTCAAAACATTTTAGACGCGAATTTAAGTGGCGTTGAGTTACGCATAAAATTAACTCGATATAAAGAAAATTGTAAAAATTGTTAAATCTCTAAAAATAAAATAAAATGAGTTTAGGATGTAATTGT